TGTCATGGGTTACTCCAGTAAAAGGCAATTGTTAGCGGCAGCTTGCATGATGACCCAATTGGTGCCGTCAGACACCATTGTCGCCCAATTGCCTGCAACTGCCAAGAGGATTGCGGTGCCCGCTGCGCCACCAGCTTGGGGGACGACGTTGCTGGACGCTGACACAAGTGTCTGGGCTTGATAATTCTGAAAGGTCAAATACCTACCAGGGAATGCAGATGCAGTTGGTAAGGTGACTGTACAGGTTGAGCTTGACTTATTGTTGATGTACCAGTTGCTGGCGCCCACTGTAAAATCTGCCACTACAGTCACCGGCACAGTTGCCAGCGCCGCAATAGTTGCACTGACAGCACCAATGTCGAGAATGGGCTGCGATTGCAACCCTTCTATCTGCTTTTGCATCTCGGCAATCTGGGACACCAAAGCCGAACAGCAGTCGGTCAATACGTCAGGAACGGGTAAGGTAACGACAGGCGGCAGCGTTTGCAGTTCCTGATTGACTGCAAGAAGCGCGGCGTCATAGGACGCAATCAATGATTCGGAACTTGGGCCAATAGGATCGGGCACATTTTCTGCCACTTGGAAAAGCGAAAGAAAAAACAAATACCAAGCCCGGTCAATCAACCCTGTGCGCGGGTCGATCAACGGCACCCTGGGAGGTGTAATTGGGGTGACGTTAAGCATTTGTTGGGCTCAAAAGCAACTCAGCCCCCATAATGGCCACTTTGACCGGATCAGTCATGGACAATTCATAGACGCGATCTCGCAGCTTGAGCGTCATGCCCAGCCGCCGCCAAAACGTCCGGTGGCCATACGCACCAATTTTACCAAGCGGCGACCAATGCTCATTTGACCAAGTGTGCCCGCCATCATCTGACCAACGAAGCATGACCTCTGGGTTTGAGCCTTGGGTTGCGGCAGCTTCTTGATCTGCAATCAAATAATTACCGCTTTCGGTAATTAAATAATTATCAATTTCGGTCATCAAATAAATGGTTTCTGGCACTACAAAACCATTTAAGCCAACGCCTGTTTCGCAATCCAATTGCAAGCTGTGGTGGGCCGTGCGTTTGAGGTTGTTTGTGCCCGTGGGCAGCGCTCGCCAAGTGCGCAGCCATTTTTGAATCTGGCCATTGTCGGCGTACACGTCAAGGTCAAAGGCGTAGATGTTGCCGTTTTCAAAGTCGCCAACAACAATTTTGTTGTTGAATGCCATTTGGCAATTGCTACGATGCCGGGTAAACGCGCCGGCTACAAAGCCCGCACGTTCATGCCATGCTTGGGTGGAGGCGTCGTATACCCAAGTGGTGTTGGCCGTGGGAAAGATTAGCACATAGAAGCTGTGGCCATCCTGTTGATAAGTGTACGCAATGGCGTCCGACATGTCGGTGTACTGCTGGATGTGCCATTCGACCGCATGGGTTGAAATGCGTTGGCCTTGGTAACCGTTGGCCCGGTAGACAATACCTTGGCCCCGGCGATCCCGGCCTAGCCAGAACAACCCGTTGTCCATCTTGGCCACTGAGTAAGGGGCGGCACATCCAAGCTCGTTAAACGCGCCTTGGATGCGTTGTAGGGGGAAGTCTGTGGCGCCTGAGTCGTACCAAACCTCAATGCTGTTTGTGCCAAAAGCCCAAACCTCGCGGAAGTTGGACACCACGGCCAGCAAGCCGTCAGGCGAACCTTCGGTGCTGGCAAACTCAAGCGGGTTAATGGACGTGCCGTCCAAAAGCGCGGTGACCCACATCTTTTGGCTGTTGGGCTCGTTGAACACAAAATAGCCGTCCAGATAGCAGACCGTTACAGCGCCGGGGAAATCTGGGTCGGTGATCTGACCAAAGCCGCCGGTAGTGTTGTTGTATATGTAGCTGGGGCCGTTGCAAGCAATGAATAGTTGCGTGCCGTTGTCGGCCATGCTAACGGGCCCAGAACCCTCCACAGTGCCAATTAGCGTGGGCGTGTAGGCATTGTTGATCTTGTAAAGCTGGGTGCCCGACACCACAAAACCCACACCATCATTTGAGGAGAACGCCCACAAGCCACGAACGGGGCCAACGCCTACGGTTGACAAAAGCGTCATGCCTGGGCAGCGTTGCAAGAACGCCGGTTCTTTACCGCCTTCGGGGACAACCTCTGGAAACAGATTGACCATGCGGGCATCCGCAGCGTTGACGCTGCGGGCCACGTAGGTCGAGCCAAGGATAGGCGTTTTCATTAGTAATTGCCGGCATAGATGTTAAAGCGCTGGCGGTTAGCCACGATAGCGTAAGGCATCGACATGATGTCATCGGGGTTGTTGATGCGCTTCAAATTACGCTTGCTGGTCATTGCAATGCGTTGCACTTGGGGGCTGGGTTCAACGCCAAACTCAGGTGCAAATTCCATGGCCAAGTTGTACGTGAAAGCACGTAGATACCCCGGCGGGAACAAAATGTTTGTTGCTAAATTTGCGGGCTGGGTCAGTTCTTCAACCGAAATAAAGTGCCATTCCAAATCCCGTGTGGGCTTGGGGTAGATGTACATATCAACATCAGGGTAAGTCATGTTGATAAACAAAACTTGCGGGTACGTGGACGTCACCGTCTTAACAGCAATACCATCGTATTGTTGCTGGTTGATCATTTTTATGCCAAACGACACGTTAGTGCTTGCGTCGCGGTAATAAGTAGCGTCGTCCAACAATATGGGCCGGTTACCTACAAAGTTACCTGTTGGGCCAAGGGTGCGATTGATGAATCCAGCAGGCCAAGTAAACACCTGATCTTGGGTACTGAACACAGCCAGACGCTCAGTGTTCCAAGAGTCGATCATCTGATTGAGCGCCATCAAAGCGTCTTGAGACACTGATGCCGCTGGTGTTTCGCCTTCGGCCAGCACGCCCAGCAGCCGCAGCGCCCGGTTGATCTGATCGGCAGCAGAGTAGGTGGCCATCTTTACGCTCCTTGTTCGACCGCCTCAACAGTTGGACGGCCACGTCTACGTTTTACTTCCTGTGGAGCCGCCTCTTCAACATCAATTGGCGTGTCAAGAGTATAGCGTGTCCAACCATTTTGTTCGTCTGCTACAGCTTCAAGTTCCATCGTTGCAACTTTGGCGCCGTGGACTTCATGCGACATGTAAATAACTGGCATAAAAAGAAGGGGGTGATTAGCCCCCTGGTTGGTTAAGTTTGCGCAACGTGAATTAAGCCAAAATTAAAGGTCAATGCCTCCGACAATGAACCAGCGCTTGCGTTGGTGATTGCAATGGTAAACGACCCCGCGGCTACTGTCACCACAGAAACCAAGTAAGTTCCCGCCGTTGCTGCACCGCTTGCAATAGCAATTACTGGGATGTCGTATGCAGAAACTTGGTTGTTGGTAACCACAAATGCCACTTCAACCCCCGCCGCCAGTGCCGCGTTGTTGGTCACAATTTGACCCACAGATGCGTTAATGGTCACGCCGGTAGATTTGCTAGTAGCTTGAGTAACAGTTGAAGGCGCCGTTGTGGAACTTCCAGTGTTATACCCAATTTGACCCGTCCCGGCTAAAGCATAAATTGTTGCTGAACTTTTGAGGTCTTGATCCTCAAAAGCGACACCAATTGATTTGGTATTTGCCATGATTTTTTCCTTTAAAAAAGGGGGGCCAAAGCCCCCCATTTAGGTTTAGGCCACGCGGTACACAGTGTACGCAGCAGTGTCCGTCTTGCGGAACAGGAACTGCGCTGCGCCACCAACACCGGCTGCACTGCCAGTAATAGCGACAAGCAAGTTGCCAACCGCAGTAATGCCGGTGCCAACAGCCATCGTAATCACCCCAGACGAAGTGCCCAAGTTGATGACAGTCAGTTCAAACGTGCTGTTGACTTTTGCATTGGTAAACACTGCGTCAATTGCTGTTGCCGTAGGCATCGTATAGGTTACCGCGCCTGTGCCTGCCGTGCCAACCAAGATGCCGCCGGTAATTTGCGCAGCAGTCAGAGTTGCCGTAGTAGTTGCCGTCTGGGGCGCTGCTTGAACGCCCATAACGATTTCGTTGGTGTTGCCATCGGTGAATTGGTATCCACCGCCAGAATTAGGGAGAGCCATGATAAATTTCCTTCAAAATTAATTAATTAACCCCAGATGCGGCAAGCCATCTGTGGACGAATGGTGGAAAAACCGTACAAGACATCAATACGACACGGCATCCGGTCGTTGTTAATATCGTACTGGCGAACCACACGCAAGCTGATGCCATTGTGGACGGCACGCGCAGCCATGTCTACGCCTTGGGGCAGCAACAAGTCAGCGGTAGCGAACGTGATGGCGTCTTTGTGATAGACCAAGTTCTGGGGGTACTGGGTTGAAGCAGCGCCCACAAACACCACGGCTGCGGAGTTAGCAGGCAAAGTCAACATGGTGGCCAGAGCGTGAGTTGCTGAGTACATGGCAGCCACGGTCACGGTAGCAGTGGTGGTGGTGGTCGAAGACGCCAAAGCCACAAACTGGAACAACGAACCAGTGGATTCACGGGTTTGCGGGTTTACAGCGTAAACACCAGCAATCGTGAACACGTCACCAACGGTGATGGTTTCACCCGAGCCAACCGTCAACGTGAGGGTAGAAGAACCTTCAGTTGTTACCGCAGCACCAGTGGTGGCGCCAGTGGCAACGCGGGTTCCGGTGGTGTGCTGCTTGATGGACTGAGACATGTTGACTTCGTCAAAGCCCAACACACCCATGCCCATCATGCCGTTTTTAAACTGGCGTGACACGGTATCGGTGGGGTTGAACAGACCTTTCATGCCTTCGACCAAACCAGCGTTAGCTGCGGGGTTGACGGTGGCATAACGGGGGTTCATCACAGCGGCGTTCTCGTTCAGCTTCTGCTGGGCTTGCAACAGCACCAAAGAAGTCGAAGGAGTGGTACCCGGCGTGCCAACGGTGTTACCGATGCTCTTGTAAGCATTGGCAACGTCAGCGTCAATGGAGCTGGCCAACTGGCTGATACGTGGCTTCAACACACGCTCTGCAAAGTCATCCAATTGCATGGTCAATTCAGCAGATGTGAAGTTGACACCGATGTGCTTTTGGCTGGCCACGGTCAAAGTGGTGAACTGCTCGTTGTCGTCTTGAACTTGCAAAGCGGCACCGTCAGTGACCAGAGCGCGGTCAGGCAGGCGAATACGCAGGGTCGAACCAATCTTGGCACCTTCAACAGCAAAGCTGTCGTCGTACTGACGGTTCACGTTTCTGGTGATCACCAGGTTGTTTTCGAGAATCTCAAGCGCTTTGCGCGTGATCATGTCGATGGTTAAGATACTGTTAGCCATGGAAAAAATCCTTTAAAAATTTAGCGGTTTGCCTGCAATTTTTTCATCTGTCGGGCTCTTTCGGCGTCAATCCACTCTGAGGCACTCATGGTCTTGGTTGACCGTGGGTCTGTCGTGTCATAAGCCGGCGCTCCAGAGGAGCGAGCCGTCACGGGCGAAATCGGTGCGGGCGCGGATGTCGTTTTCTTGACCGGGGGCGCTGAAACCAATTTGGCCTCAATTTTCCCAATCTCTTTTGCCTGGCTCAAGGGCGTCATGCGTGAGATACGTTCCGCTTCTTTAGGGTTAGACCCGAGGTAGTACGCTAACTCAGGGCCAATCTCCGAAGACTGAATCGTTTCAGCCATCACGTTCGTGACT